ACACACAATAGAGTACACAATTGTGTATATTAGATGAGTACACAATTGTGCTATATTAATCTCTCTACTGTGTACTCTATAGAGTATAGGGTAACACATTTTTTGAATAAGTCAACAGCTAATTGTAGTCCTCATCTGGTAAGTTATCAAATGCGGAAACGATGTCTAGGGCTAATTGGCCAATTTCATCATGTGCCTTGTCTATGATGTCTTCAGCGTACATCGCAGCAATAGCCTTGTCTCTGAAAGGGTGAGGGTAATGTTTGTCTATTGCTTTGGTCAGAACCTTGCGAAGATCCTCAGATATTGCCAAGTGTGTATCGGATACGAACATTGCAGTGTAATCAATTAATGACATTGTGTTAGTCCCAATCCTGGTTAGCGTTGTAAAAGTCTTCGATGTCTTGCTTAGCTTGTTCTAGGGCAGCTGCCAAGCTGTCCAATTGGTGGTCAAAGGTATCGACCAGGTGCCAAGCGTTGCCAATTGCTACTAGTACTTCATTGTTGGTGATTAAAATTGGTATACACTGGTATTCAAGTTGAATTTCATCCATTGTCTTTTCCTAGTGGTCTAAAAAGGTTATGGGCTTTTTAGCTGTCCAGCATAGGGTACAAGTACCGCAACTTTCGGTCTTGTCAAGTTGTACTGGACAGGTAACGGCATCCCTGGTTGTATTGTGAATAGTGTTAGCCGAAAGATTATCCTGGGGTAATGTCGAAAACCTAATTGCAAAGCGTGAAAACCCAAGCTGGTCTCTGATTGCTGCAATTGTGTTTCCGATTGGCTTGCCAGGATGATGACGAGAATATCCGTAAACGTGTAGCTTGGGACGCTTTAGCAGCTGTCTTTTCCAGAATAGTGCGTAGGATGCGCTGTAGAAGTCACCTAGGACGTGTAGGCGAACCAGGTAGCCTACCTTGTGCTTTTTGTCTAATACGTCTAGTTCGTCTTCTAAACGCTTCTCAAGGCCATCAGTGCTTACCCGGTGTGCAAATGGCATATTGTTACCATAGCAATCGTTCCAATGCTCACAAGCTCGATCACACGTCTTGCGTTCTTCCAGGGTCAAGGTATAAATCGGCATGCCCGCAAGCTTGCCCTTAGTAACCTTGCGGCCAAGTTTCTTGTTAGTCGATGGTTTCAAGGCCTTGTGCTTGTATGCGGACAAGCTGTAAACATTCTTGCTGTACATGGTGCGACCTTCGATGATGGCCGCATGGTTATCAGATAATCTTGTCATTTCTGACCCCACATTCTTTTCATCCTGTACTCTTTACCATTTTGGACACATTTACCGCCATGCTCAAATATCGCCAATGGAAGGGCAATGCTACCAACTCGGCAGTATCTGCCCTTGCAATCGTGTCCCATTATGAAGATACGCTGTATGCCATTTCTGTGATCATTACGCATGGTATCAATGCCGCTGTCGTGATCTAGCTCATACGGAAACTCTTTGCCGTCAATGTAGATCGACCTTGTAAAGTACATAGCCTAGTTCCTTGCTAAGTTAACAAAATAGAACGCCAGGATTGCCTGGCGTTCCGTTTTATTAACCTGCAAAATTGTGCAAGTACTTAACCGGTGACTTGCGTTCAATGTAGAGCGAACGCTTGCCAGTGTGAATGCCTACCATAGTAGGACCGAAATTAACACCATAGCGCGCCTTGCGGCTACGCTTGCGATACAATCCCCAGCTAAAGCGTTTGCCGGTCGTGCCGTCGTTTAAAGGTGAGGCTTTCATAATAAATCGTCTCCGTTTGGTTGATACAATAGAAATAATAATACACTAATCTTTTTCAGTGTCAAGAACAAAATTAAAAATAATTTATGCATTGGTGGTCTAGAATTTGCCTATGCACAGGCCGTGCCAACTATGCTACATTCGCGCAAATTATTTTTATGAGCTAATGGTAGTCTTTCGCTAAGACGCATCAGCGGGCTTCCTAGAGCGTTTTAGGGACATATGCACCAAACACATAGCAAAATGCCAAGCCATTCACCTAGCGCATAACAAGCAAAAACAACGCCAAACTATGTTCAATTGGCACACACACGCACACTTTCAAAATATTTGTAGCAATCCTGCAACACTGTTGCACAATTGTCACACTGTTGCCGATCAACAACACTGTGACACAATTGCAACAGTGATGTATTAGCAACATTGTTGCACAATTGTCACACAACCGGATGTTCACCTTTTGTTCTCATTGCACAATTTTGTTCCACCTTTGTTCTCGATCTCCGTTTGTTCACCTTTTGTTCTCCGTTCTCTTTTGTTCCACTTTTGTTCTCAGCCTAGAACATAACGTGAACAAAAAGTGTACAACCCCCCCGTGGGTGGGCAGTTGTTTTATAGTCCTATTCGTTCATTTTTGGGGATGTTTTGAAAACCCTTGACAACATTGTAAAAACATAGTATAATAACACTATGAAGTGGCTTTCTTATATAAGTGTTTCAATATTGGCTCTTTATGGAGCCTATATTTTTATAATGATGATATATGGGACTTTTACCTAACTTGAAATACATTCCCGGATACCTTGGTGGCACACGGGTGTTAGTGCCTACATTACGAGAACGAATCGTAAACAAGCTACGGAAATTTAAATGCCTAAAACTAGAAAATACGGTAGCTACGAAGAACCAAAACCTTTAGATCGAGAAATGACTGCCAAAGAAGAACAATTTGTTCTTCAACTGGTAGATAATCACCTAGAGCCAGAACAGGCATTCCACGCAGCTGGGTACAAAGCTGAAAGCTCCCATGCGGGACACAGGGCAAAGCGGATACAGCGGCACCTTTGGCTCCACATTGAAAAACGCATCAAGGAAAAAGTAGGGGAAACAGCTACACTTGCTTTGTCTGTTTTGGAAAGCCTGATGCGTGAAGCTGATTCTGAAAATGTTAAACTAAATGCAGCCAGAGATATACTAAGCAGGGCTGGGTACGATGCTGTCCACAAACAAGAAACAGTCGTTAGGGAGGTATCTGAGCTTACTGATGAGGAGCTAGACGAGCAGATCCAACGCCTTTCGGAAAACGTGGTGCCTCTGCGTGGTAGCTAAAGAACAGGTACTGGAATTACTGAAAGAAAAGCAACGTCGGTTGGAAACAAGGCGTATCGATCAGTATGACCCTTACAAGTATCAGACAAAGTTCCACAACGAAGGTAACGACTGCGCCCAAAGAATTTTAATGGCGGCTAACAGGGTAGGAAAAACCTATTGTGGGGCAGCTGAAACATCCTACCACCTGACTGGTAACTATCCGGGGTGGTGGAAGGGACGAAAATTTAATAAACCAATCAGAGCATGGGCAGCTGGTGAATCAAACGATACAACAAGGGATATTATTCAAAAAGAACTATTTGGTAATCCCCAAGATCCCAGCAAACGTGGCACAGGTGCAGTACCACTGGACAACATTGTAGAAACAGTTAGAAAACCAGGAGTGCCTAATGCTTTTTCTAGCGTACTGGTCAAACACCGCAGCGGAGGAAACTCCCAAATCAGCTTTAAAGCTTACGAGCAAGGGTTTGAAAAGTTTATGGGCGAGGCTATTGATGTTGTCTGGCTGGATGAGGAACCTAAGCAGGAGATATTTTCCCAGTGCATAACCAGAACCGCAGATACAGATGGCGTGGTCTACATGACCTTTACCCCGGAACGGGGAATGACCTCTGTAGTAGCCAACTTTATGAACGAGTTAAAACCAGGGCAGAGTTTAGTAACAGCTACCTGGGACGATGTGGAACACCTAGACGAGAAAACAAAAGAACAGCTTTTAGCGGTATATAGTCCTGCTGAAAGAGACATGAGATCAAAGGGAATACCAGTATTTGGATCAGGGTTGGTTTTTCCAGTTTCAGAAGAGGACATGGTTTGCGAAGATTTTGAAATACCAGATCATTATCCAAAACTGGCTGCAATTGATTTTGGTTTTGACCACCCAACTGCGATTTCCTGGGTAGCCTTTGATCCAGATGATGATATTATTTATGTATATGACGAACACCGTAGAAGCAAGGAAACACCTTTAACACATGCAGCTGTACTAAACTCCAGAACTCCGGGAATACCAGTAGCATTTCCCCACGATGGGTTACAGCACGATAAAGGGTCTGGAATACAGTTGGCTCAACAATATAGAGATTTAGGCGTATATATGCTGCCTGATCACTTTAGCAATCCCCCTACGGAGGGTAAATTAAATGGTAATAACTCAATTGAAGCGGGTCTTAGCATTCTTCTGCAACGCTTTGAAACTGGTCGCTTGCAAATTTTTATGTCTTGTACTGATACCCTTGAGGAAATGCGTCTCTACCATAGAAAAAATGGACGAGTGGTGCCGATTAAAGACGATCTTATAAGCGCAATGCGCTACGCTGCCTTGTCCGTAGAGCGATTTGGGGAACAAATGAAGAACAAAACGCACTACAGAAAATACGGTTTTGAGCAGGAAATTAAGTACTCCAGTGTAGGAATAGTATAATGGCTAGAAAGAGAACATAGCATGGCTCATAACCTAGACGATGATGAAATTTTAGCAATAGTAGAGAGTGAGATTAACGGCTCGTCTGACTATGCAGATTCTGAAATCAGCGCCCAACGCGAAAAAGCGATGGAGTATTTTTACGGTGAGCCTTTTGGTAATGAGGAAGATGGACGATCTCAAGTAGTTGTAACAGATGTTCAAGATACGCTTATGTGGATGATGCCATCCCTAATGCGTATTTTCACAGCTGGTGATAAAATTGTAAAGTTTGTCCCGGAAGGCCCGGAAGACGAAGCTATTGCAGATCAGGCAACCAAATATGTAAACCATGTGTTCTACAAACAGAATAACGGGTTTATGATTCTTTACAATTTTTTCCTAGATGCTCTAATGCAGAAGGTAGGCATAGTCAAGCACTACTGGGAAGACATTGAAAAAACCACTACAGAATCCTATCAGAACCTGACACAGCAAGAGTACAACTTATTAATACAAGACGAAGCCCTGGAAGAAATAGATCATACGGAAACAGTAGTTATTAAACAAGCTGTTGACCCAATGACAGGTGAGCCAGTAGAAGTTGAAGAAATTTCTCACGATATTACTTTTGCGCGTACCCAGGCAGACGGTAAGGTAAAGTTAGAAAACGTACCTCCAGAAGAGTTTTTAATAAACAGAGGTGCTAAAACTCTGGAAGATGCTAGGTTTATCTGCCATCGTTCCCACAAATCAAAAAGCGATTTGATAAGCATGGGATACGACCAAGAGATAGTCGATAGTCTACCCGGTTATGTTGGAGGTGCCGATGACATAACAACCTCCCAAGAATATATGGCCAGGCACGCTTACGATGCTACAGATGTTTATCCAAATCAGTCATCTTCAGATTCGGAAATGGTTATCCAAGTATACGAATCGTACATGAAAATAGACATGGATGGTTCTGGTGTTAGTGT